TCAAAGCATCAATCTTTTCTTGCATATTGCGCTTCTGAGGCTCTTGGATAACCCATTGCAGGGCTATCGACCCGTCTTCCTTGTAAGCCGTAGATATGCGTTTGGCATCAAAGCCTTCCATCGTCTCTCGATCTACGCTCTTATGAGGGGCAACTGCCTTGGATGCGGCTAGCCTTTCTATGCGCTGCATTGTCTTATCTACAGTCCTTCGATTAATACCAAGAGCATAAGCTGCTTTTGCGTTTGAACCGTTACTGATTACTGCTTTGCATACCTCTTTTTGCCGATCACTTTTTGCAAACTCCAATAAAACACTAGGGTCAATCTTGGCCATGCTATCTCTCCTGCTGATTTTGCAGAGCTGCGTACTCGCTTTCATGCGGCACGCTTAACATAACCCCCTGCTTTGTAGCCCAATGATACACTTGATCCAGAAAGTAAGCCATTTCGCCTTTATTTAGGTCTTTAGTTGATTTGACTTGATCCTCGATTACCTCCTTACCAATGTTAACAGTGTAGACCCCCATAAACCTTCGCTTCAGCCAGAGCTTCCAAACCTCCTCTGGTTTGTCATGTTTAATCACATGGCCTTTATTAGCCATTTCTTCTGATATTTGCCTGTACCAGACATGAGCCATAGCGTTTTGACTTATTGACCTTGGGTTTTCGTAAGGCTCAAATTTTATAGTGAGAGGTTTAGAATAATCCCATTCTTCTATTCTTCTCATTAAAAATGGCAGCCTACGCTGTATTTCTGTTGCATCTTTAATAAAAATATAATCGCCTTGCGTCATATTAATACCCTCAACCATTTATCGGATAATCTCATGCTAGAAGTTTCCAGCTTGTCAGAGCCTCTAACCCTCATCATGTAATCGGATGGCTTCTTCTGGGCATCACCAACCCTGTACAGGTCGCGATCAGTAAAGAACGGCTTACCGTATAACCTGCCCTTAATTGTTGCTTTACTTACGCTTATAGCCTCCTGAAGTTGCTTATAGGTATAGTAATTACCATATTCAAGTTTGGTATTATGACAACCGCAAACTGGGTTTATGCAGTTGTGACATTCAGGATGCTTTTTATACTGAATGAATCTTGGCTTATTAGCTGCTGGCATGTTTTAACTCTCCATCGTAATAGTACCCGCGCTGTGCAAGATAATATTCTTTCATTTCCTTCTGCTGCTCTGGCTCTAGCCAGCTAATATCTGTAAGGCTTTCATCTAGCGTTCTGGCCCGTAAACTATCTGCCTTCTTGTAACTCTTGGCAATCGGGCTAGTACCGCCTTGATTTTGAGACCTAGCAAGCCAGCTATTAACGAATCTCTTAATGCCCGATTTGGTCTTGCGCTTGGTTGGGTTGGCGTCTAGCCATGATTCCATAGCTCTCAGCTCTTGGTGTACGTCCACTGCTGGATAAGTCCTACCCCATGCAATAACGTCAGACTGTTCAGGCTCCCAGTTTTCCTTTGTATTTAAAAGCATTTTATTCCCCGAATGTTAGTTGATACAGATGCGTCTCAATATTGTTAAACAATGAGTCCATCTTTTCCAGTTGGTTATATTTCTTCTTACCACCGTCTTCACGCTCAATCAAGCCATCAGAATTCTCGCCCTTTCTCTTTATCTGGCAGGTAGACCAATAGTCAGATTTTCTACACCATCCCATAAACTGTACTTTAGATGCAAGCTCCTCACCTTTTGGAATCAAGACGCTGGCAAAGACGTAATAATGGCAGGGGTAATCCTTTTGGTAAAGGTTAACGTGAGTGTCATAATCAGGACGGCAATCAACAGTTCTTTGTTTAGCTTTTAAATCAATAGTTGCTTTGCCAATCTTAAAATCAAAATGGTAGCTGGTTGACGCTGTGTAATCATGTTCAAGACGCTTTATGTCAAGAATGTCTTTAAATACTAACTCAGCCAGATTGCCAGCATATTGCCCTGAACCCTTTTCAAGCATTGTCTTACCGTTAAACGCTTTGTTGGTAGCCATTTGTTTGGCTTCTTGATGGTTCTTGACGCTAGGAATAATAATCATAGGTCATCGTACCCAGACAACAGCGAATGTATTTTGTGCATAGACTCAAAATCAATATCGCAATAGTTTCCCATTACTGAAACCTTAATACCTTCTTCTTCAAAGATTTCACAATCAGGATCAAACCACATTAAGCCCTCATCACCATCAGTGTAAAAAGCACCTACGCCTTCACCGCATATATAAGTAAAGTAATCAGGCTCCATTGATGTAATCCAGCTTAAAACTTCTTCTTCAGACATTTCTAAAAACTTACATGCTTTTTCAATGTGCATATCCATTTTGTCTCTCCTAAGGACTCGGCAAGCCTCGCCAAGTATTTAATTAAAGGTTATTTTTTTAATTACCTTATTTTGCATTAGGCAACCTAATTGATAACCAATTTATTAAAGATGATTTAACCCTTTTACTATGAAAATAGTAAATTCAAGATCAAAGGGCTAAAGCAACTTTGCGGTTAATTCGTATTCGTATCGAATCTCTAATCTATCCATCAGCAGAAACCGATCTGCATCTGGGGCCATGTCTGGAGGGTCAACCACGCTCTGATGTTTAATTTAAAGAGTCCATCAGCCTCAAGCCCGAATACTTTTTGAATGATGCCTGTAATAAACTTAAAAGTAAACCTTACTGGCTACTTATTCCTAAAAGCTATAAAATCATCAATGCTTATACCCAAATGAAAGGTCAATAACTGAATCGTATGTAGTTTGATGTTTTTGCTGGAGCGCCACCTTAGCAGTTGCTGGGGCGAAGTTCCGCTCCTTTTAGCCAGCTCACGGCTAGTAATACCTTTTTCCTTTTGTGCTGCTTTAAGGCACTTGCCTGCGTCTATTAATTCCATCGTTTCAAATCCTGTGATATATTAATTGAGCTGGTTCCCCCGACTAGCAAACCTCCTATGGTTTCCCCCTCGCGAGAGGGGGTTTTTAGTTTAGAACGGTACGTCATCATCCAACTCTTCAATGCTCAGACCACCCTGATTTACTGGTGCGCTTTCAACTTGCTTTGCTCCATCAGTAAAAAAGACCTTCACATTTCCAAGAATAGGCGTTTGTACCTGCGCGTCTCGCTCTTCCTTAGTAGTAGACTGGCTGATAAAGCCGTTGTTTTCGTACTGGTCTTGCTGCTCGGTATCAATAAACGTGGTCAGATCAAGATAAGTACCCTTTGCCCCTTTGTAAAGACGCGCCTTGTCAATTTTAGTAACGTCAATTCTTACAGATAATCCTACTTTCATTTTAACTTCTCCACTTGGTTTAGTATTACTTCAACGGCCTTGGTCACTTCCTCGGCCAGCTTTGCGATATAGTCTTCATCGCGTTCAACCCGCACAAGCACATGCGGCATTTCTGGATGATAGGCGAAAAAGTCCCACCATTTTCTATGGCTGATCCACATACAACCCTGAATCTGTTGCCAGTATTTCTTTACGCCTACTTGGTTGTCTCTCAAATAACTGACCATCGTCTGAGGCGCTGGGCATTTGATTTCTAAACCGCCTTGATCTGCAATTAATCCATCAGGCGAACACCCATACTCAAAGCCAGTATCTAAAATAAACCCAGTTTCAATAACATCATTGCCAGAAATAAACTCGTAGGCTTCACGGGCTTCTGGTTCCAACTCAGTTCCACGCGCCATCCACTCAGTAACGTAGAACGGCTCAGATTGCCCTGTAAGGCGTTCGGCTATCAATTGATTGATGTACCCATCAGCAGAGCTAGAAGGCTTCCCAGTGGCTGTAATTAGCTTAGAAAACATGCTTGCAGAAGGCTTACCCAATCTAGCGGCAAGCCATTCTGGTGAACCCTGCTCATGGTCTAAGATGATCACTTCTTGGCCTCTAGTGCGGCAACAGCTCGGTCGTAATGTACAGCCAGAACCTGATCAATAGACTTAACCTTTAGCCATTTACAGAACTTGGCTTCATCGCTTTCGGTATCATCAAGAAGTTTCTTGATAGCAATTACTTCATCTTCAGTAATTTTCTTCTTGTCATCTCCGCGAAGCATTGCAGATTCTGCATCATCGTCTGCTGTGGGTATGCCTGCAATAGACTGTAAAGCGTACCGTCTTGCGTACGTTATGGCTGACCCTGATGCCTGTGGGTCTTTCTTAACAGTCGGCAGGGTGTAATCCATTTCTAGCCACTGGCCTGAGTTGTGCATTAGGCGAGTAACTACGCCAATACGATCTTCAAAGGTGACTGGAAACTGTGTGTAGCTTAAACCGTTATCAGAAAAGGGCTGCTTGATTGCCTTAATAACAGACGTTAGATCGGCATAGCTGGACTTAAAGAACGGGTTAGATGAATCCTTAACCGCTCCCCCCATCTCAGCCTGCGCCTTGCATAGAGCTGCTGCCAGCTCGTTAATTAATTCGCTTGATTTCATTGTTGACCCCCTATGGTCTGTTCTGTAGCGTACTGCTTACCATAACCTGCATAGTAAGCGTCTGATTGCCCGTTTAGGGCTGGATAACCTGTTACGCAGTCATACTCACCGCGCTCTAGGTCGTTTAACTCATTGATTCCCATATTGCCTCCTACAGCATTTGCCCCCGAAGGGGCGGTTAATTAAACAGCGTCTGGATACCTGCGCTTCATTTCCGCTTCCATTTCTGCTAACTCTTTTTTTACGAACTCCTGCACTTCTGAAGGGTATCTTACGCCTCGCTCTATTGCCCACAAAATACCATCATGGTTTTCTATTGTGCGGATAATGGTGCTATCGGATGACTGGTTGAAATTTAACATTTTGTTGCCCTTGTTTTGTTAATTGAGGTGATATCTTGCCTGATGTTTACCCTAATGTAAACCTTTTAGTTTACTTTATTTAGCAAAAGGCAAAAAAAAGCCCTGCAATAAATTAATAAGCAGGGCTAAAAGGGAATAACAAGAGACAAGTAAAAAAGTTTACGCCACATGGCGCACCAAAAGTATAACTAATTTATCTGGCCATTAATAGCTCCAAATGGCTGGATTAGGAAAGCCGTCTTCATCAGTGCAGGCATCTAGGTGAATGAATCTACCGCCACCCTTCTGCTGTATGCCTATTCTTTGTATACCATGCTTTTGGGCCACTCTAATGATCTCTAAGGCGTTTTCTCCATTAGCCAACACATCTACCGCCTTTCCAGTTGTATGCGCTCCTAGATGCTCTTTACGGGCTTCTATGGGGTGTTGGGGGCATCGGTAAGCAGATGATAGGGCAAAGCTAAACCCGCACTCTTCTCGGATGGCATTCAGGGTAGCAAGAAATCCTAGATCAAATTCTGTGGTATTGCAGCCGCACTTACAGGTCAGCTCTTTGGCCTTAAAGAAGCCGCTTTCTTTTTTAGGTGATTTAGCCATGTTATTTACCTTCTACTTGTTTGGTTTTTTCAAAGCTGCGAAGCCCGCCTAGCCCCAATAAGCCCATCAGAATAGGCATCATAGTGCCAGTATCAGCTTGCGGGATATCTACACCAAAGCCAGCGGCCAAAGGTGAGATTAAGAAGTTGACTCCAAAGCCAAGGACACAGACCCAGCCCGTAGCTGGTCGCCATCCTGACTGAAACCAGTTGCCTTTGGCTTCTGCTGTGTTGAGTTCAATTTGCGCCAGTGCAATACTCTGCGCGTGTTTCTCTGACATTGTTGCAAGTTCGTGTGCGATCTTCTGCTTGGTGTCTGCATCGGGGATCCACTTATCTAAAAGACCTGTTACTGGCCCTATTAACTGGTTTAGTAAGCTCATTAGACAAACTTCTCTACTAGGAACAATCCAATTATCAGCGGGTACATACCCCACAGCATCATTTCACTTTTCTTAAACCTTGCAGAGCCTTCATCAAGTCGCTTTTCTATGCTCTGGAACTTCTCATCTATCGAGATCATACGCACCGCGCACTCTCTTTCGTGAGCTTCAAGTTTTAAAAGTGCTTCAGATACCGTTGCCATTCGACATTCCA